ACGGACACGTCGATGACGATACGTTTTTCTCGATGGTCTATGGGATAGATGACGATGATGATTGGCGGGCACCCGCTAGTTGGATCAAAGCTAACCCTAACTATGGAGTGTCGGTCCAACCAGATGATCTGGAGCGGCTCGCAAAGCAGGCTGAAGAAAGTCCGTCCGCCGAGACCAACTTTAAGACCAAACGGTTAAATGTTTGGTGCAACACGAGCAGCGCATGGCTGTCTATGACAGCTTGGGACGCCTGTAACCACCCGCGTCCGCCGATGAGTCATTTTATCGGGAAACCTTGCTACATCGGCTTAGACCTCGCATCAGTTTCTGACTTTGCGTGTATTGCTTACCTGTTTGAAGAAGACGGGTATTTGTTTCCTTACATTAAAAATTATCTGCCGATGGACACCATTACCGACAAGAGCGGTGTGATGGGCTCAAGCTACCGCGAATGGTTAGACCTTGGGCACATCACCGCAACTGACGGTTCGGTGACAGATCTCGGTTATATAAAAGATGAGCTCTTAAAGGCCTTTGAAACCTACAGAATCAAAGAATGCGCGTTTGACCCCTATGGGGCCCTGCAACTCGTCACAGAACTTCAAGACCTCAATTTACCGATGGTCAAGCACTCGCAGTCGATCATGGCGATGAGTGATCCAAGTAAGGAGCTTGAAAAAGCAATCCTTAACAAAACCCTGGCTCACGGTGGTGACCCTGTCCTCCGCTGGATGGCGTCGAATGCTGTCATATGGACCGATCAGAATGACAACATCAAAGTGAAGAAACAGCAGGCCGCCAACAAAATCGACGGAATAATTGCACTAATAATGGCGTTGTCGCGCTTCAAAGTTAATGGCGGCTTAAAACCAAGCCCCTACGAGGGGCGGGGAATACGGACGTTATAAGAAGGAAAAAACAATGGCATGGTTCAAAAACCCACTTGCCCCAACTAAGCAGAAAAACTCGGTGTATCCAACGGATTCGCCACAATGGTTTGACATGCTTTTGCGAGGCGAAAAATACTCGCAAAGCACTGTATCGACCGAGACAGCCATGCGGCTCTCGACGGTCTACAGTTGCATCAAGGTTTTAAGTGAAACTGTCAGCACGCTGCCGTGTCATTTATTTAAGTTGTCTGATGACCGCACAACCAAAAGCCACGCGTGGAACGACAGTCTCCACTCTTTAGTCTATCGAAAGCCAAATGATTGGCAGACTGCCGCCGAATTCTGGCAATGGCAGATGGTTAATCTATGTCTTAAAGGCAACTCCTTTAACTACATAGTCCGAGGGCCATCGGGGCGCGTCGCCGCGCTTCATCCGATTCCCGTTAACTCAGTCAACGTACACGTTACCGCGCAGAATCAAATCGAGTACCAGGTAACGATTGGCCAGGACGGCATTAATCGTACTGAGGTCTTTCAGCCAAATGAAGTCCTGCATTTCAAGTCTATGAGCATGGACGGGATCGTCGGAATGTCGCCGATTAGTTACCAGGGTCATCTATTAGGTGGCGCGGTCGAGCAACGAAATCACGCCAATAATGTTTTTGCAAACGGAAGTACCCCACGAGGCGTACTAACCGTTGATGGCACGTTGAGCGATGAGGCTTATACGAACCTCAAGGAGAGCTGGCACGAAAGCCACGGCACTACTCAGAACGCAAATAGAGTTGCGCTCCTCGAGGCCGGAGTGAAGTTTGAGCCAATCAGCATGAGCCCTGGCGACGTCCAGCTTCTCGAGACTAGAAAAATGTCGAGAGAAGAAATATGCGGGGTTTTCAGGGTGCCGCCACATATGGTTGCAGACCTCTCCCGCGCAACCTTTTCTAATATCTCCGAGCAAAACATCGACTTTTACAAAAGCGCTGTGAGCCCCTACCTAATCGGGTTCGAGACCAGACTCGGTCATTCACTTCTCGGCGATTCAACTCGAGAATTTAAGTTTGATGTCTCCCCGCTGATACGCGGTGACTTTTCTGGAGAAGTTGAGGCCTACTCAAAATTACTTGAGATCGGTGTCATGAGTCCCAACGAGGTCCGACAGCGTCTGGATATGAACCCCCGCGAAGGCGGCGATGAGTTTATCTCTGGATCAAACAACCTCACCTTTGGTGATGATTCCGATGAGCCGCAATCGCTTCCGGCGCCGGAACCTGAGACAGACATCCCCCAATAATTGGTCACCACGCTTAAAAAGATATTTAAGGTCAACTATGAAAAAAGTATTTACCCTAGAAAACATCAAGGTCTATTCAGACGACAGCGGCGAAGAAAGCCAGCGAATGTTCTCCGGTTACGCGAGCACGTTTAACAACACTGACCGTGTCGGTGATGTTGTGGAAGCCGGTGCTTTTACGAAGAGCCTGGCAGACCACAAAGCGGAGAAAAGCATGCCCGCCATGCTGCTTCATCACGATATGCATCGTCCCATCGGAAAATGGACAGCAATCGAAGAGGACAGCAAAGGCCTCCACGTCGAAGGAACCTTGACTAAAGGCGTCCGGGATGCTGACGAAGCCTATGCCCTTCTAAAAGACGGCGCACTCCATTCGTTGTCTATCGGCTATATGGTCGATGATGAGGAATGGGATTCAAAGTCTAAAACAAATCGCCTCAAAGCCGTCTCTTTGCACGAGATATCTTTGGTCACGATCCCTGCAAATGCCCAGGCGACTATCGCCCAGGTTAAAGACGCAGAAGGTGAGGTAAACATACGAGAACTAGAAAGAGTCCTGCGAGAAGCTGGGCTTAGTCGAAAAGAATCAAAGGCTGTGCTGGCCGATGGATTCAAGGCTCTCAAAGAACCCACCGAGTTACCAGAACCAGAACTAACAGCGTGTGATGCGCTTGCTGAATCTGAACGACTCAAAGCGATGCTCTTCCGTTTATCGCCTTACGCTAAAAGAAGAACATCATCAAATTAGCCAATCACTAAAGGGAAATCACTTATGAGTGAAGAACTACAGACAGAAGCTGAAGTTGTCAGTGAGCAAACAGATTCATTAGAAGCTGTTGAAAAAGCCGTCGAACAAGTTATGTCACACAACGACGAGCTCGCAAAAGAGAACTCAGAATTAAAATTGGAAGCTAAAAACGCTTCTGAAGAACTAGCGCAAATCAAAGGCACGCTTGAAGACATAAAAGCCAAGCAGTCCGCCCCTGCGTTCCTCCAAACAAAGACGAAGGAAACCGAGTCCATGAGAAGTAAAGCTGATGAGCAATTTAACATCTTCCTAAAGGAAGGTATCCAAGGTTTAAAGACCAAAGCCGCAGACATGCAAATTGGCATAGATGCTCGTGGTGGCTTCGCGCTGCCTGAAGAATTGCGACGCGACCTGATCGAATTGCAGTACGAGACATCTCCCCTGCGTCAAGTTTGTGATGTAACCACCTCGTCTACGACCGATGTGAAGCATTTGGCGAAGAATGGGTCAGCCGCAAGCGGTTGGGTTGCAGAAACCGCTGCACGAGCGAACACTGATTCTCCTGAACTCGTACAAAGAAGTGCGGTATTCGGCGAAGTATTTGCTATGCCTTTAATCTACCAAGTTGCATTAGAAGATGCCTTCATCGATCTCAAGGGTTATGTAATGAGTGAGATCACTCGTCAATTCAACGAAGTTGAAGGCGTGGCGTTCTTGTCCGGAGACGGATCGAACAAGCCAAAAGGTATTCTTGACGGCCACACGGCTGGATCAAGTGCTGCTCTGAACAACGCCAACGCTACCTACCAGGTCATTGACTCAGGTGTTGACGGTGCCCTCGGTGCTGATGCTTCTGCGACCTTTAACTTCCTGCGGGCAGTTGTACGCGCTGTGAAGACTCCTTACCTGGCCAACTGCCGATGGATGATGAACAGAGCGACTCATGAAACTTTGTTGGCGCTCCAAAATGCCGACAACGAGTACTACATGAATCGCGACGTGACTACTGGCGGCGCTGCACGCCTTCTAGGATACGAGATTACCATCAATGAAGATATGGCAAGCGCTCCGGTATCTACCGGCGCCGCGTTCCCAATCTTGTTTGGTGATTTCGCTCAGTCCTATCAGATCATTGACCGCGTTGGCGTGTCTATGCTTGAAGATCCCTACACCACTAAAGGTGCGACGTCTTACTACACGCGCAAGCGCGTTGGTAGCATGATCAAGAACGTTGAGACGTTGAAACTCGTTTCGATTGCCAAGAGCTAAATTAGGAGATTGGTATGGCAGATCCTGTCACGGCGGCAGAAGCCCGACTGCACTTGCGTCTGCCTTCCAATATCGATGCTGATGAAACGCTCGAACTTGAGCGCATGATTACCGCAGCGACCGAGTACGCGGAAGATTATACAAATAGATTCTGGTCAACAAAACCGTCGGCTATTTACTATTTTGACAGCTTCCCAGTAAACGGTACGCCCTTGATTATCCCTGGCGAAACCACTGCGAACACTGTATCGCAACTGACGTACACCCAAACGGATGGCTCGTCAGTTGTCTACGATGTTGCGAAGTATCGAACAGTTCCCGGCACGGGGTCTCGAACTCGAGTCGCCCCGCTGCTTGGTGAACTGTGGCCTCCTAATAAAAATGGCTTGGCTTCGATATCGATCACAGTGACTCA